TTATTCAAATGCCTATCGTCGACATAAATTACCATCGGATAGTCCTGACGAACCAATCGCGAGAACGCTTCGAAGTAGACATCATTTGACCTACGGAACATCGGCGATGACCATTTAGATCGATCCAAATCAAAGAATGCTGTAACTAATGTAGCTTCGTTCATATTTTCACGTAGATATCATCCCAAGCCAGCTTTATCGTCAACTTATATCCTTTAGATTCTAAGAAGTGTTGGATATCAGTTTCCTGATAATTATTTTCAATGCTAAAAACCTTTATGTTCGTTTTATCAAAATCGATCGACTTAACAATCTGCAGTTCCGAGCCTTCCGTGTCGATAGAACAATAGTCAACGTCATATATCGAATGCTTTTCGAAGATACTCTGAAGCGTGATGACCGGGCACATAATGCGATTGATGCTACCACCATGCATCTTTACTTCATCGTTTATTCGATTGATGTGCATCTGATTGAATCGCTCCGTCAATCCGGAAAGCATCATAGCATAACCATCCACATACGTGAATTCTGATTCTCCGTTGTAATCAGAGACACACGCGTTGATATTCGTCGAACGCCGATTCTCAACTAGTTTTTTGAATTCAACCGATGCCGGTTCTATACAAATTCCATTCCAATTTCGAAAGCGTTCGAAAAACAGCGTATTAGAACATGATACGCCATCATGCGCACCTATGTCGATGAAAAACCCGTCTGTTTTTTGCTTCAAAATGTCATCGACAAATTTGTCTTGCTGCAGTTGAGAGAAGTATTCCATAATTCGTATTTCTAATCAGTTTATTAAGTTTTTTACGTGATGGATTCGATCGTATTGATGAATGATCGGTATAACAATATCATCGATCATAGGCAACTTGCTTTCATCCCACGTAGACTTCTCAGTAAGTTTGTCTTTGAACTTTTGATCACCGATCGTACCAAGATGAATCATGAGACCATCCGATGGCTTTGTCACGGCTATCTTTTCCTGACCAAATGCCGTGCCCATTAGCACATTGAATGAAGACTGATCTGATACACTGGCTGGATTATGATAACACATCGTAAACAGCATGAGGCAAAGTTCGGCTACGCATCTAACGTCTCCGCAGAGCACACCGACATTGCAGATCTCACGAGTCTTATATTCATCATAGACGTACCAGAAACCCTCCATGAGATTTCGATTTCCCCACGGTTCATCCTGATATGCGATACACTCACTTCCACAGATGATGCTTCTTTTTCGTTGTTCCATCAATCGTTCGATCAAAGGAAATGGATTCGAATGAAAATATACATCTCGACTATCCGTCAAAACAACATGAGAATACTTATCCGCTACAGACATGAGATACTTATATTGCAGTAAAAATCTAAGATTGTGCGGTGGCTTATTTGTATTCCGTATAGAATATGCAATCGCTCCAACCTGATTAACCGTACACGACTCGATTAAGTCGTTGGCTGGATTGATGAGAATGTTACATACGTCATGACCAGTCTTTTTTGCGGATAGATTCCAAGTCTCGATGTGATCCCAATTATAGCCTGCAGAAGATGACAGAAAAAGCTTTTTCATTTGGTTTCAATATAATTCATAATGAAATCTTTGATGATTTGCTTTCCATTCTTTATGTATACTTCAGATCTCAATCCTGCGAATGGATCAACAACTTTCATAGTTTGGCGTAGCGAATCATTAGATAGAACATCGATCATATGCTGAATAGATTTATTGATTGATTCAAGGCTCGATGAATCGAATGTGTGATATGAATTAGGATTAAACTCTTCATTGATATCCGATGCGCCCCAGTAATATGGCACGGTTCCAGCCATGAAGCACTCATAGATCTTCTCTGTTATGTAACCAACTTTAGATCTATTCTCGAATGCCATGCCATACATTGATCGTGAACTCAGATCCATCTTGGCATCAGATGACCATCCTATCTGACCGACCGTGTTATGAACGGCACCTCCGGAATCGCATAGTCCAATTGACGTGAGTGTTCTAATGACTTCTGTTCTCAATTGATTATTTGGATTGGATACGACGGCCGAATACTTCTTCGTATGTGTATTCTTTTCGAATTTGCGTCTCAATTCTTCAAATGATGAGCATGCATATTTTTCCATGTAATCCAAATGGTACATTGCATAGAGAGGAAATCTTAAGTATTTCACATCACTTGAAACATCTTTGATATGATCGAAGCCAATATAAGCTCCACATCCTGGAGTCGTTGATACGACGTCGTAACTCTCTCCGGTAAAGCAGATACTCTTGGATTCAACCGTATTCATGTCTTTATATGCCGGCGCGCCGGCCATCGGGGAAAACATCGACAGCACCAGATCGTACCTTTCTCCTTGACGCATGCCGACGTCTATTTTAAGATCTGAGGCAGATTCGCGAAGTAGTTTTGTAAAGAAACATTTTTCAGGATAATCATTTTGATCGAATCCCGGCCATATATTTACGTAAGCCATATGCATATTACGAATAATATCTATGCGCCACTGGTAATCCATCTGGACCATTCTTAAATTCGATAGCATCTTCCGGAGGCTTTTCACCAAAATGAAGATAGTGAACGGCGAACTTAGTCGTATAGTTTACCGTATACTTTGGCGATCGGGCTACGTGTTCTTTTGGAAGACTCGCCCAGAACATCCGATCACCGACGATACCATACTTATTCTCCTTATAGGTCCAACGGCCAATGACGCCAAAGGCATTTCGATGAATTACGTAGCAGTTCGTGTCACAAAAGTTGATGCCGTCAGACTCTGGACACTGAGCTAGAAGAGATTCATCGACACGACGGAGGTTTCGTCCAGTCGTCACGATAGGCTTATTCATATGCCGCAATGCTTCTTCAACATGATTCGGCTCATACCAGTTATCTGCATCGAGAAAGGCTACGGCGTCATATTCTTTTCGACATGCAATAATAGCTGCACCCACTGCTCGAGGAGTGTCTCCATAGTCTCCGCAGTTTGGAATAGCCATGTGCTCAACTCCCCATGAAGCATGATTGGCATGAGGATGACCATCCGCGACAAGCAGGTGTGTTACGTCTTTATGTGTCTGAGCCTTGACGGAGTTGATGCATCGAAGCATCATCGTCTCGTCTTCTTTGTAATATGGTGTTATGACGGCGACTTTCATAAATTTATTTAGCACCTTTCAGAGCAAAGGTTATTGCGCGGGCCGCTTCGATTTCCATTCCACGATTCTTGTACCAAGATCCATTATCGCGATCGAGTTCTCGACAAAGCGTGGAAATTTCAGAAGCCGTGATTGGATATCCTTTTCGAATAGCCGAAGCGGCAATAGATGACATGATAACATACATCAATCGATACCATCCAGTAGAAGATATTGATTCATATTGTCGAACCAATTCCCTTTTGACAAATGAACAATTCTTATATGATGTCCAAGAATACTTATGGGAGTTAGTCAATCGACTCCTCTGATATTTTTCAATAGACTTCTGCACATGTTCTGGAAGATTATCCAGAATACCGGGCTGCGCTTTCTCAATGTAGAAGTATTTTGACATCAGCTCCGGAGGATTTAGAATAGGGGCTTCTCGATGTGAGAAAATAAAGTTATGTGCATCTGGATACTGCGCAGGCACGTAATACATTCGAGAAAGATCTTTGGTCTGCGGATCGGCCAAAGACTTAAACTCTTTATTGAGAGCGAACCAGAAGTGCCGAATCTTCTCGGCCGGCACAGAACATGTTAGAGGAAGAACTACTCGAAACTTAGGATGCTCTTTCTTTGAAGATGCCGATGAATAACAGACGTGCCGGCATCCTCTAAAAGCCGCGATCGCATCTTCGAATCCGCCAGCCGGATACTCATCGACGTCGATCGCGGCCCATCCTGCCCAGCCTATTACGTTTGCATTAGCGCGAGTCATTCCAGCCTGAAACGTAGCTGGAGTGATGAGTGGAGATGCATTCGAATTAAACCTCTCATCTTTCCTAGGCTTGTAGCCAGGAGCCTTTGACAGATTATATAGAAGATCTTCGAGCTGATCGAACGATTGAAGCTCCATCTTACGATGGGTCTTATTATCGAAGATCGACTTAAATATTGTCAGTGCTACCATGTGCAACTAATGTACTTCAGATTGAATCAAATGTACAGCTTTATTTTTCAAAAGCCTTTGGAATGATTCCATGATTGCCTTGATGGGATGGAGATATAAACCCCGGCGGCTTTACGAGATCTGGAAGTCCATAGGGATTTGGTCGAGAAGCCTTGATGCCAATCTTCTTAGACATATTCGCTCTGAGCACCTCATCCCATGCTTTCTGTCCATCCACGCCATACGCATCTAGAGTGCCGATAGCGACGACGCAAAGGTCGATCAGCGCATCGACGATCTCTTCTGAGTTTCCCGTTTGTATAGCGGCCTTACCTTCATTGATCTCTTCCTGTAGAAAGTCAAATCGAAATTGAAGATATGCTTTTAGCTTCTCCGAATCGAGCTTCGATGTTGCCTCTTTCACACCATAATGAGTGTGCATTTCTGCGATATCACGTGGCCAGTTAGTATTCATTTATGTTTATGTCGTTATCGTTGCAAAGGTTAGTGAGATTATCTCGAGCCGCCTGCAGTGCATCATTGGCTTCTTTGGTCAGCCCCTGATATTTCATTTGAGAACGGAGATATTGATCCATATCCTCGACGACGTACTTCCAATCGAGCGCCTGAATAGCCGCGCGATGTTCACGTGATTCTTCTGGTAGATTAAATTCGAGTATTGCTTTCATAGTTTATCCAAAGAATTCTTCGAGTGAGCCAGAGTCTTTTGACGTCCATCCAATCGACTTTAGAATAATTTGAAGCGGCTCGAGGAACGTCTTATCAAATTGCAAATCGTAATCGATGAATTTGTGGAGACCAAATTCAATGGGTAAATCGATTGAAGCCGGAAACGCTATCACATTCTCATGAATATCATTTGGCACTTTCAAGTAGATGAACCGAATTTTATCTCCAGATTTAATGCTTTTATATTTGGATTCAAGTCCTTTCACCGAGAGGAGGTGATTGTATAAGAGCGAACCGCGCACGTGAATGGGTGTGCCCTTTCGATAGATCTGCGATTTGCATTCATATGTTTCTAAATCGGAGGTACCTCGAGGGAAAGCAATTTGAAGTGGAGGCAGACTAGAAAAGCTTACGCGAAATTCAGCAATTGTAGCCTGAGTTTTCTTCTCATCGCCCGACATGATAATCTTAAACATTCGTTTCATTTCACTTCGACATACGGCCGGAGTCGAAGACTTGATGGCCTCAATGCCCATTATCTTCAACTTAGGTTCGGCGTAGCGTACGCCCTCATTATCTAGGACGTTTAGAATGTATCGCTTCTTGGCTGTCCAGACACCGCGATCGGCAATTGCTTCACGCTTCATGACCATGCGATTTTTATAGGCTCTGGTAGCTTTGAATAACTTTTCAAAGATTAACTCAATTTCAGGACCGATTCCTTTCTCGTAGAACTCGTTGAGAAATGAAATAGGATCTGAGGGCTTGAATTTGTCGACAACATCTTTTAGTGTAACGTAGATGGAATCGGTATCGACAGCCAGAACTCTGTCCTTTTCCACTCCTATCATCTTTGAAACATACCGATTAACGGCTAATTCGGCCAGGCGAATTGCCGTCTGGCCGGAGAGTGTTATTCCCTCAGCCATCGCCAGATTGAAGTGACGGAAATACTTGTTTCCACAGGCTCCGAAAAGCGAATTTAGAAGAATTTTCACGGCCAGCTGCTCGGTGTCGAGCTTGGCAATTACTTTCTCGATGATTGGCCTGTCAGAGGAATCTTTAGACAGAGATTCGAGTAATCTTTTATTCGTAGAAGCTTCCTTTTTAACCTTCACTCGGCGTTCATATAGATCTTCAACAATGAGAGGAATGATGCCTTTGATATCCTTTCGAAAACATGCACCGTTAGCGGCCACACATACTTCCGGATCCTCTGAAAAGAGTGGTCGATCATTTAAGATTCGATCGATGATCATGTCTGGATTTACTTCCATCTTCGTCTGAGGAATATATGTTTCGGGCGACATGTTATATTGCACAATCAGGTTTGGATATTCAGAATTTACGTCACATGAAAGCACCCACTCATGCATTCCAACTTCAACATCTTTCACGTACCCGCCGGAGAATTGAGGAACATGTGCAGGCGGCTCGTCCTGAAATGGAACAATGCGATTTGAATTGGCCAACTTACGAAAGATGATTGAATCCCAGATCGCTGTCGTTCCTAGTGTGTCCGCGTAGTTCACGCCGCCCATGTAAGCCATCATTAGAACGAGCTGAATCAGACCTAGCTTCTCCTCCAGACGATCTACAAGTTCAACATCGATTATATTGTAGTTAATAAAATTTTGATGATCTGCATGATACAGATCGTCGAGCGTGCCCTCATATTCGAGTTTATTTGCATCCAGAACAACTTTGGCAATGTGATTCAGAGTATACTGTTCCTGTGCTCCATAGGTATATGCAAACTTCTGAAAGAGATCCATGTAATCGAGCTGTTGAATTCCGACGAGCTCGCACATAAGTTGTGCTTTCCCTCGGAGCTTCACCTCTTTCCTTTCAACTAAGTTCCATGGACTCATCACTCTGGCCGCCTCATCGCCGCCGAGATTTGTGATTCGAGTGACCAGATATGGAATATCAAAGGCTCGAACGTTCCAACCGGTGATAATATCCGGAGAATTATCCGGATGAATCCACCAACGAAGAAAATCTTCGAGCATCTGACCTTCAGTTTTAAACTGGCGATAGTCGATTGCATATCGTGTTGTGATAGCCTTCGAAGAGTCGTAGGGTTTCAAACCCCACGTATGACATGTGTTATCTGTTGAATTCTTTACCGTAATAGCCGTGATTGGATTTTTAGCTTCATCGACTTCAGAATAACCCCACGCTTCTTTACCCACCTCGATGTCGAGTGTACAGATTCGAATGAGCGCTGGAAGATATGGAACCGTCAGCGGAAATTGGGAGTAGATGAATGCCGGAATGTGCCGATCATTTCCATACACTTTAAAGCTTGGAACATCTTTATATGTCTCAACAAACTTTCTAGATTCGGACATCGAATCGAAATGCATTTCCTCAACCGGCGTACCATCGAGCGCTCGGAGCTTTGTTCTTGAAGGATCTTTAGATTCGAGGTAAAAAGTCGGGCGATATCGAACCTTCTCTTGAACTCGATTTCCTTTTCTATCATATCCACGAACCAACAGCATATTCATCGACCTGGCAACAGACGTGTAAAATTGGAGATTTAGCTTAGGCACTTGATCAATATATCATAAAGGTCCGTGAAGTAAACAATCAAATTACTCCATGGACCTTTATTTTACGATGATGCACTTTTACTGGCAAATGACATTTTTACTGATCAGTGAAACCGACTGATTCCAGTAAACTATCCCCCCCCCGAGGAATTTGAATTCGAATACTAGTATTGGGAAATACTTTTGAAAAGTTTTTGCCAATCACTCGGCATATCTTCAAATTTAATCACGTAAGCTTTGATGCAAGGTATCTTATTATTGATTGCTTTTTGCAAACGATGATGACCATCTGGAATTTGATATGTGCCATCAGTTTCTTTTAAGACGATGATCGGATAATCCAGGTTGGATTTTTCAACTCTGTCCAACACATGAGGAAGAGTTTTGTACTTATGAACGGCATACGGTTCAAGGATCTTCACGGCAATTTCTTGTACTGGCACCCGCTTTCGTTTAATTAGATCAAATACGTCTTTTATAGTCACAATGACTACTCTGCCGTCGTCCATCACGTCTCTCCAATAGCTGCATTCCCAATTACTCATATAAGTACTTATGTTAAAACATTTCGCGCCGCTTCGACTCAATAGAACTTGGAGACAGCAACTTTGCCGTGCTTGTAAAAATCATGTCGACCGATCGTATATGTTTTTTCAAATTGATTGGCCCATTTAGGCATTGCCAACTTTGGATTGAAGTAGAAGTCGCTGCCGCCGGTAATGTCCTGCAGCTTACCATCTTTAGCTTGTTGAATCAAAAGCATAGCATCTTTCCAACGAGCATGAGCTTTAGCTTTGTGCACAACAGACTTGATCTGATCGCGTTTTCCATTCCACATCGAAAATTGATATGGTTTAAGGCAGACGGCGCCAACTTTGGAGAAGTCGCCCCGAGCACGATTCATGATGACATTGGCGACGGCTTGCATGCCTTTAATGCCTTCACCGCCGGCTTCTCCAATTAAAGTGGAGGCAAAGATATTCATATTCTCAGCCTCCGTGCGCACGGTGGCACGTACGGCAGGACGTACGGCAGGACGTTTGATGGGCATTGTCATACTGGCTCCAGACGCATCTGGAAGAGCTCCAGGGCCTGTCAGGGCTCCCAAGGCCATCATTCCGCCTGCTATTCCAGCTCTCCAGTTCTCCCCCAGGCTCTTTTTGTCCTGAGGCGGTTGCATATACTGCTTCAGCTCAGAAATCGTTCTGAGAGCGTCCTGGTGATGAATTCCTATGCCTCCACGGCTTTTCCAGACGAGGATGTTTTCCTCCAGATCATCGATTAAAATATACCCGGGCTTGGCCCAGTATTTTTTATCTGTTCCACGATCGGCTACGATAACCTCGATGGAACCTCCAAGTTCTCTGGCACACCATGCTTTTTTTCCTATCTGGGCGAGATTCCCGGTCCGAGAAGTCGCTCCAGCCGAAAGAATTATTGGATTGAATTGGCGTATAAATTCCCAAAGCTTGTGTCCATCGGAAAGCCATTCGAGATTTTCCCACCAAGCAGATCCACCATGATTTATCAGGCGCCAAACTTCCTCGAAGCCTAAATCGCGAAGCGCTTCATCCCAATCCTTTCCTCCGGAGAGCTGTCGAAATGCTCCAAGGAAATCGACTAGAACACCATCCATATCGCAATAGATTTTGAAATCTGAGCTCGAATTCTCTGGCGACAATTTAAACGTATCCATAATGGTATTTATCGCCGGTGAATTAAAGTTTTCTCTTTACGCAACCAATTTTATACTTCGGAATCAAACTCCAATCGCCTTTTTGCTTATGGGAAATAATTTTAATCTGTCGAAGAGATGATCTTTGCTGCATTTCAGACGGCTTTACAATCGTGAGCAATCCCCAATCTGAAAGCAACTGAGCGATCGTATTTCGCCGGCCCAGATCATCGATGCTGAAATCTGACGGCTTACCATCTAGCATGAACAGTTCTTTGAAGTGAACAATGACGTAGCGCCCTTGCTTATGCAGAATATGACATGACTGATAGAGAGTGTTGACTTCACGTTGAGATGCAACACCAATTCGAGTAAGGGTTTCTCGAATTTTCAGAAAATCATCTGGCTCATTGAATACGACCTCCAACATAGTCTGTGGAGTCCACGGCGCCAGATCTTCCGATCTATCGGACAATTTAGCGCTCATTGAAGGATAAGCCATAACGAAATTTCATTATGACAGTATTTATCTATTGGCTATTTTCCACCGACATCCATCGATTGCCTGAGCAGAGCCAATGAGGCCGGCGAAAATAGGTGAAGGACATGCCGAGCTTTGTCAGAAGAATATCCATAGGCTCGCTTGATTAGAGCTAGATCATCGGGCTCTTCATTCTTGAACCACTTCGAAAAACGTTTACGTGGACGAATCGATCGTCGGAGAAATTCATACTGCATTTTTCCGGGAATAGAACCGGCTCTCCGATTCATTTCATTGGCTAGCAAAATGGTATCAAGGAAGTACGAAAGGCCTCGATTGACCATGAATGCAGGATAGGCTTTATCTTCGAGAGATGCATCTGAAAAGATATTCGGCGATCTGAGTCCTTCGTTGATCGAATTGAGAAAATCAAATGGCGAAAGCTTTTTCGATTTCGTTGAAGTTAATTGAATCATAATGAAGTTTTGAATTCACAAATATAATCGTGCGATTAGTCCCAAGCTTTATTATATCTTTCCCAATAAAACTCTGGCATATCCTCAATATACTCGCCAACAAAAGTCGACTTAAATATACTGCTATGCATTTCTAGTAGAGCGGCTGAGATAATACTGTCATCGTCATAGCCTTTAGTCGAGAGTATATCTTTCAGCCAGGTATAATTTTTCCCCGATAACACGGCGGCTTCGCATAAGATTATCTTGCTATACCTGCCTATAAACTGCAAGCATGTCTTTTTAAAAGCTTCTACGTATAAATGTTTGCTCTCTCCCGGATACGGCACATCTACGGATATTATATCCAACATGTGACCTTCATCGGAAAGATAATGGGCCATATGCATAGCGACCGTAGAAGAATAATCGGGCGAAACATTTAAAATAACAGTCTTGAAAGGATCTACTCTAGGCAATTTATGTAACAGCGCCTGTAATATATTGTATTCCATCGAATGATCTATATACATATATTCGCTTCTTTCTATTAACGAAATTCAACCGATGCCATCAATTCCGTCAGGCATGCAACAATATTCATTTCGCGATCGGCGACAAAAGCTCCTTTGAATTGATAATCTGCCAGAGTGATTATCGCAACGGGTATCGATTGAGGTTGAGCAACATCGGTAATGCAATCATAGATCGATCGATATATTTGAGCCGCATCGATGTCATTGTTGTTTGCAACCCAAATTCGCATCGAACGAAAATCCTTCTCCTTCAGATTCTTAATCAGAGCCAGGATATTCGAATCTGAAAGAGTTGCGATAGCCGCGGCAGTAATTTCACCGGATGCGGCATGCCTCTGGCACTCATTTAAGATTCTGCGCCAGTCTGGTGCGTGCTTGATAATAAGATCGGCCAAAGCTTTATCCGTGTATTTGATCTTCTCGATATCGAGAATCTTCTTCAGGCGATCATGAAATTGACCGGCCAGAGCAACCAAATCTTTCTTGGTTGTATTGAATTCAATGACCGTTAATCGGGAATGGAGCTGCTCGATGATTCGATTCTTAAAATTGCACGTGAAGATAAATCGACAATTTGAAGAAAACTCCTCGATGAATCCACGAAGGGCGGGCTGTGTGGATTGCGGATTCAGGTAATCCGCTTCATCGAGAATGACCACTTTGCAAGAATCTACCCCCGATAATGATATCGTCGAAGCGAAATGCCGAATCTTATTACGAAGGACATCGATTCCAGATTCCTCTGAACCGTTTATTAGAATGTAGTCTAGCTTGAGCATATTACACAATGCGCGTGCAATAGTGGTTTTGCCTAGGCCCGACGTCCCCGTCAGAAGCATGTTCTGAAGCTGGCCAGACTTTACAATTTCGTTGAATGTCTTCTTGAGATTTGACGGAAGAATGCAATCATCGATTGTCTGAGGACGATACTTTTCAACAAACAGAAATTCATTTGGATTAGATGTCATGTAATTTTAATAGTCGGCGCCCGATAAATTTAAGTTAAGCCGTATAGACAGCCAGAATTTCATCGGCTGGAATGCAATATACCTTGAAGCGATAATCTTCAGGATATAATCGATACACTCCCGTCTCCTGTCCAGAAATATGAATGCGATCTCCGACTTTGACGTGTTTAACGTCATCACCAACAGCTTCGACGATGCATGCCACCTCAGGTTCGATCGTGTGAATGATCGAACTTTTCTGCCGGGCATAGGTAGAATCTTCGCGAAAGATGACGTGTTTTTTTAGTGGTTTGATATTTAAACTCATAGGATTTCAATATTAGAGGGTTGAGGTTTTTTCGAGCGCGATAAAATACTCAAGCTTGAATTCGGAATGTACCCACTTCGAAATTAGCTTGGACGAAATGTCGACGGTGTAATTTCCCGGAAAAAGCTTAAGATTATCGATTAGGAATTCCAACGAGAATTCTTTGCGGAGTTCATTTTTCAATGGAGGATCGGTGAGTCCCAAGGCAAACGAATTTGCTGACGCGTCTTTTGCATCATAGACAACCAGACTCAGAGCTCCGGAGGGTGAGCTTTTAATGGCGAAAATCGAATGACCTAGGACAGATGCCGCCCTCCGAATTTTCGCAATCATATCAGCCGTAATTCGAATAGACAAATCCGTTTCCGGCATCTTAATAGCTTTGCTCGGAGTGGTCAGAACCGATGGATTCGCAAATCGATACTTCACGGAAGTATTTCCCGAAGATAGAATTGCCGAATCTTCGGCGAATTCTAATTCAGGTTCATCCATCAAACTGAGGATTGAGATGAATTCATTCAGATCGTAGATTCCAAAAGTCTGTGGAAAATTCTCTGGAATTGTTACGGATGCCAAGATGCTCTTGGCTTCGGCAATTGTCGAAAGAGTCGAACCTCCGGAGACAACAAGATTGGGATTGATCGAAGCGAAATTCTTCAAAACTTCGACGGTGAATTTAGATAGCTTAAGCATATTATTGTATGGTAGTGTTTAGTTTTTTTTGTGATGTTGAATCGATAGAAGTTGTTGATATTGCGTGGCCCAAATCGTGTTCCATTAGAAATAGGAGACAGCAGATTGCATGGGCGGCATGGTGAAGACCGGATTCCTCATCGACATTTTCACCGCGGGCTATAGCCCACATATGTCTCTGAGCTGCATTAAAATAGCGGCGCGGCGCATCTGGAACCAATCTCCAGTTATTGCGATGATACTTCATCGCGCCTATCGTTAGAACTTTTACAACTTCATCCAGAGCAAATGGAGGAAGAAGAGCATATTCCGGCTTTCCAGAATCATACTTCTTTCCAACGTCACCGACGGAATCGAGCTTGCACCCGATTCCGCCGGCGTTATTTCCAGTCGATAGAGATGACGGATTCTCAACACTTTTGGGTGGAAGTTGGTCTGGAAATAATACGTAGCCCATAACTAATTGTGATTATCAATTCTGATAAAAGGAACGATCGGTGCCTTGCCCAAATTTGGAGGTGCCGACGAAATTCCCGCGATAGCGCAGGCGATCGATGACCGCACTCGGATTGGCAATTCCAGCCTTTCGCATTTCAGCGCTCGTAATACTAACGCCGCTGCCCTTGAGATATTCCAGAACCGCCGTGGGCTGACTGAAACGTTTAAGCAGCTTCGCCAATTTTTGAGTGTTCTTCTGATTCACTTTGTTTGTCTTTGTCTTTGTCATGTTTTTGTTTTGTTTGTCTGTTTGTTTTGTTATCAGTTGCTGTCAACCAATGTCACTAATACTACTTCTAAACCGTTTAGAAGTAAATAACGAAATTACGATAAATCATAATTTTCAGAAAGGCGAAGGAAGAGGAGCGGGCTCTTGAGGAGCGGGAGAAACGACGGTCGTTGAAACGACGATCGTTGCGTCGATTTTTGAATAAAGGTCCATGAAGGCATTCCGCGTATCCTGATTAAATCGAGCCGTACAAAGTTTAATGGCACGCGCTCGATCGCCATAGATGGCGAAAGTGTGTGTGATGTGACAGAGTCTTCGAGTTGAAATCAAATCATCGATCGCCTCACTTGCATGTGTCTTTCGAATAACATTGGACCATGAGACCAAGTGATCGGCAAAGGCTTCATCGACTTTCCCATACAGCTCCATGTGCTTCATCACGATCTTCTTTTCGACAGAAGCGGAAGGATATTCTTGCTCGATCGTAGCAACAAATCGCTCGAGGAAAGCTTCATCGATGAATGCGGCCGCCGAGAAACGACCATCGTCGGAACCGCGCCCTTTCGTATTCGCCGTCGCAATAATCGTGAATCCGGGAGCGGGAACGATTATCTGACCTGTCTTCTTGATGAGCACCGGCTCGCCTTCTAGAATTCCCTGCAGACACATAATTTTGTTCGAACCGCGGTCAATTTCATCGATGAGCAGGACACATCCACGTTCCATCGCTTTAATGACCGGGCCTTTGCAAAATACCGTCTCGCCTCCCAGAAGTCGAAATCCGCCAATCAAATCATCTTCGTCAGTTTCCGGAGAGATTTGAACTCGGCAATATTCGCGCTTGAGTTTAGCACATACTTGCTTCACCATGATAGTCTTCCCATTTCCAGAAAGTCCGGAGATGTAAATCGGGAAGAACGTTCTGGATTCGATTGCTTTGAGGATGGTGTCATATTCGCCCCACCGAACAAAGGTCGAATCGATTTCTGGAATGTGAATGTCGTCATTGACAATCGATTGAACAGTTCGTGAAGCGAGCTTGAAAACTTCGGGCGCCGCCGGTGATGTAGGCGACGGATTGCTTTCGCCCTCAGCAGTCGGCATCTGAGGAGACTTGACTGGACCGGTGATATCCGTGTCGCTGCGGTAGATTGAAATGTCATAGCATCCGCGCGCTCGGCGCAAATTTGCATTGAGGAGATGCGCATTGATGTCAGTCCACGAAAGTCCAACAGAACGCGCGACATCACTAATCGCATCTCGGTGCCAGACATTTTGCCCCGGACTCCGTTCATAGAGTTTTTCGACTGTCAGTTTAATCAAGTGATTCATAATATATTTTCCGTCGTTTTGTTTTCTTACCGTTATGAGATAATTCTACACCGTTTTGTTTAAATGTACAGCAAATAGTGAAAGTTTACGCAATTGAATATCAGCCACTTGCACATCTTTAAGCAATAATCTCTGAGAATTTCTTCAAAATCACTCGAGATTCGCTCTTCTTCTTGTTGAAACTTGTAAATGCTCGAGCCAATTTAGACGTCGTGAGCTTAGAATTCGCCTCGACCGCGTCAGCGAAATCTCCATCTTCTTGGAGCTCGAGCTCTCCAGATGGAGGGAGAACGAAATAGGAAGTGAAATTGTGTGCTCCGTTGACGACGCAGATATGTTCTTTTCTATATTGTTCTTTGGCTTTGTCAAGCACGTTTTGCTCACTTACCTGAAGCTTTCTATCGAAATGGAACATGCAATCGATAGCCGTGATTCCGCGACCATTATTCATTGGAATGAAGAAGCCAATCACATTTGAATTTGTCGTGATTCGAAGATTCTCGACGAGCTTTTCATATATGTTCGCAACATCTAGGGCGCTGGCACTATATGAATGCGTCTGATACTCGACCAGCCGCTTATTGATTACGACTGACACTTTCGTCTTCATGCGATATCCGAGCTTAGAGCATTCATATTCGAGAGGTGAACCTGCGCCGTCTGTCAGAAAAACGATATTCATTTTCTGAACAACATTTCTTTTCCTGAAATCTCTGACTAGAGTGTGAGCGACAATCACCGTTTCGTTGAGAGGAGTTCCATGGAGCTCATCATATTGGCATATTACGGGACTGACATTTTTATACTTCGCAATGCTCGCGGCTGACCAACGAATCAATTTGAAATGTCTATTGGCCAAAACTTGGTCGATAGCCAATTCCAGCTCTTTGGAATTCATTCGCGACGAGAAAAGTTCAACGGTGTTTAACGTCTGGATGTTGATTTCCCACTGTGCTGCAGGGATGCTGCGTAAGCGGCTTATGTTTGGAGTTGTAAAGCCGTAGACTTCAAACGGAATATTCAACCTCTGGCAGAAAATGACTAAATTGATTGTGTGCTCAAAGACGTCATCGATGCAAGCTTGCATCGATGAAGACATATCGACAAACATCATCATGCCGTGATTCTTAGCATTGGGCGTGATAGTATTAGACTTGAAGATGTCTTCGGCATATCGGTATGCATGAAGCTTCGACATGTTTAAAGTGCCGGAATTCGATTGCCGTGCACGGGAATATTGAAAAGCCGCCTTGCGCATTTCAAATTCTCGAGTCAGCGCGGAGACGAATTTGTTGGCAGACTTTCTCCTTTCGGCGATGAACGTTTTAGTCTCCGGCGCGTTCATAAACGAATTATATTGAAGCTTCGCTTGACGAAGGTTTAAAACGGTCTTGAAGGGAATGATCGAGGCGCGGATCGCCTGCTCCGAAGGTTCAATCGCGTGCGACGTGCCCGAGGTGTCTTGAAGACATCTTGCTAAGGAGTCTTGCAAATTGTCGGCCGTGTTCGAAGTGAGCTCCTCTTCTACGGAACTATACGAACGCTTTGAAGAGGGAATCGATTCTCCACACGCATTTGAGCCTTCAGTGGAATTCGAGCCAACATCTTCAGAATATGTAGAAGCGGCGCTTTCGCCTGCAGGAGAATTCGAATCTTCATTCAACGAGATTTCCTCATTCTCCGATTCTTCAGCTTTATCGTCTTCGCCTTCGCCGGCCGATTCACCACTCTCGGATTCTGTTCCGTCATCATCCTCGCCCTTGGCATCCTCGCCCTTGGCATCCTCGCCCTTGGCATCCTCGCCCTTGGCATCCTCGCCCTTGTTAGTCCGCTCGTCGTTTTTCGATTTCTCAATCATGTGGGCAATGTCTTTGCAGATTTGAATGCAATCTTCGATTGTCTGGGCTGCCAAACATTTATCATAGATCGCTTTCTCTTCGACAGAGAGATTAACATTCACGACCGTTCCAGCTTTTGCATGGAGATTGAGACGGTCGAGGAAGCCTAGTGTCGCGATATCTTTTCCCTTAGTTCCAAAGAAGTTCCGTTCAACCATCGCGACGTAAGCCTTTTGAAATGCGCTCTTTAGACCCGGATACATGTCCTGCACCATTCGTTCAATGCGAATATCTTCGACGACATTGAGAGCATCGAAAGGGATGTTGGGGCATTGCTTCCTAAAGTCTTGAATGGCACTGGCTGGCGTGTATAGAGCATGGCCAACCTCATGTCCGACAAGAAGATCATACACGTCTTTTGAGACATTCCAGATTGGAAGTCCAAGAACGCGGGCCGCCGGGTCGAAGAATGCCGTCGTATAGTTGCCATGATGAATCCTCAGATTCTCCTTGGCGAGAAGTTTGGCCAGCATTCCTTGCTGAACCATATTCACTTTATTGTCTTGCTCGATCATGAGACTAGTATACCAAGAATTTTGAGGATGTAAATAAAATAGTGAGAAAAGATGAAACTATTTCGCCGTTGGCGGCCAACGACTTGCACCTAAAGCCTTGCGGTTCCTATGTTTTGAGCATGGAAAAGTTGCCATTTTTGACGAATTCGAGCTTAAATTGCATCTTGTCGGCCATCATCTCAGCTTTGTGAGTGATGACGAAGACGTTGGTCGCCGTCATCGTATTTAAGATTCGCAGAAGATTTTCCACTCCATCACCATCCAGAGACGAGTCGAACGTTTCATCGAGAATTAAAAGATTGGTCGCGCAATGATTTTTAAGCTTGGCGATCTGGCGCCACGTAAAAAGAATTGCCAAATTGATTCTCATCTTCTCTCCTTCGGAGAAAGAAGCATATGAAAAATCATCGCGATGTCTCGATCGGATCAATTCGTTAAATGAATCGTCGAGCGTGAATGAAACGAAAAAATCGAGGACCGAGAGATATTGATTGATGAATTTATTCATCAGTGGAACGTATTGCTTGATCACTTTAGCTTTAATGCCGGTATCGCGAAGCATTTCCTGAATGACGTCTATATATGCGCGGTCATCGATCTGACTCAGGCGTGTTTCCGTGAGAGCGAGATAATCGCGTTCGGATGTGGATAGTGCATCTTCAGTTTGTTTGATGTCCACTTTGTCCGATGATTCGGAAATTTTTCTATGCAATGCTCCAATCTGAGATTGAAGAGATGTGATAGTTCCATTCACGGCCGCCAGAGATGTTTGATTTCTAGCCAGATCATTCATTTGAACGATGGCTTTTTTGAATTTCAAATCAGCATCATCGATGGATTTATTCAATTTCACCAGTCCATCATTAAACTCGGCCGATTTAAGCGAACATGCATGTGCTCGACGCTCTTTAATTGGAGCTTCGATTTGTTGCCGACATGTTGGACACTCATCATTCTTTTCATAGAATTCAAGTTCCGCTCCAATTTTCAAAAGATTCGATTGAATTTGCTTTCGATATCCCACCATGGTCTGATGCGTATTCTGTAATTTCGCATGTGCATCGATGAGAATATTCGAATTATCATCTAGGAAATTACGATGACCTTGAGCTATTTTTGCAGCTCCGGAGATTTCATTTTCCAGAGATGTAATTTCATCGCGCGCTCGTTGAATATAATCGGCATCGATTTGCCGAAGCTCGGAAAGATGTTTTGATTGCAGTGTCACCTTTTCTTTGAAAATGGCCAGCTGATTTTCGCTCTTCTCAATTGATTCGCGCGAGTTGGCGAGTTTATCCTTAATCAGATGATTCATCTCAGAGAATACGGATATGTCGAGAAGATCTTCGATGACGCCGCGGCGATCCCAAATCGGCATCGCCATAAATGGTACAAAATTTCCAGCTCCCAAGACAACAATCTGATTGAAAGATTTTTTGTTCATCTTCAGGATATTCGTCTCGAGGAATCCTTGATAGTCGCGCGAATGGGATTCCTGATTCAGGAGTGTTCCATTTTTCCAGATTTCAAATATTGAAGGCTTATATCCACGAATGACTTCAAATTTATCTAGCCCAATGGAAAACTTAATGTGAACTTCGCAGTTTTTGCCATTGATCGAATTGATGAGCTGTGGATTTTTGATGTCGCGATGAGGTTTGCCAAAGAGTGCAAAACAAATCGCATCTAGAATTGTGGATTTTCCAGAGCCGTTTGTGCCAACGACCAGGGTTGTTATATTCTGATCGAGGTTAATCATGATAGGCACATCACCTGCCGATAGAAAATTCTTATACGAGATAGAGCGAAATGTTAACATTGTTCAGGAAGATTTTGTCTGGTGTGCTTCGACGAAAAGTTCATTCATCATTTTCTTTAAACGTTCTTTATTCAGGGATGTTTCTATTCCATCGATGTAAGAATAGAGAAGACGGCCCGTGTCCTCTAAATCGATCTGATGATCTTCAACCCGATCGGAAGCAAATTCTTCAAACGATTCGATAATCCTCGGCTGTTCAATTGGACCGGCATCTTGAATCGATTGGAGGAATCTGTCAAATTTAGCAGAATCGGATTTCTTTGTGACGACAATCTTGACATACTTGTTTTTATATTTCTCCGGATTATGCGCAAAGGTAGATGGATCGGTCTCATCATATACCACACGCTCAAACAAAGTAAAGGGGTTTTTTATTTGTACGAGCTCACGCGTCACCGTGTCGAGAACGTGAAAATACTTTGGATCATCGCAGTCGGCCCAGCTCTGTTGAAATTGAGTTCCAAGATAATGAATATTGCCACGTGTTGATTTGGTATGATAATGACCGGACAATACCATTTCAAATCTATTGAAGAGTGCGGCATCCATTCCTCCCGTCGAAGTTGGCATGCCCTTTATCATTGCAAACCCAGCTAGCTCGAGATGTGATATCAGAATAGACGCAGGTGCCTTTCCAATGAATTCCATGGAATCGGCATAATTATCCGGAGCAATCCATGGAAGAAATGCAATATCCAATTCCTCAATCTGCTTGACGGCCGGCTTCATGATTATTTCAATGTCTTCGATAAAATAACCAAGGACTTCTCGAAGTCCACAGAGATCATTCGTATTCTTATAGTAGACATCATGGTTCCCGGGAATAATGATCATCTTCATCTGATTGGCGACTAGCGGTTCTAGAAACGATTTGCGAGTGCGATGAAGAGCTTTGAAATTTACGTACTTGCGATGATCGAGATAATCACCTCCATGAATGACCGTTTTAATATCTAGAGCTTTACAGGTTGGAAAGAAAACATCGCGGTAAAATTTATCCGTATAGTCGAGGAAAACATCGGATGCATTCCGCTGACCGGCATGAGTGTCATTGATAATAGCAATTTTAGCCATAACTTAAATCAATAGAGAGAGGATGTCGTTGAAGGCTTAGGCTTTCTCGAAGAAGCTATTTTTTTCGGCACGATAGCATCTGAGCTCTTACCAATCGAAACTCTATGGCGAATTCGTTCAACAATGCCTTCTCCGACGGACGGACAATCTCCATGTTCGCCTTCTCCAAAGGTGGCGAATTTATCTATTCCAGAAGATTCCATGTACGCCATTTTCGTATCTTGTATTTTCTTCTCCCTCTGAATTCGTCGAATGAATGCAAAGAAGCAGATCTGTGTGAAATATGAAAATGCATTTGGAAGTCCACTGCGAGTTCCTGCATTCACGTTGAAATTCGATATCGCACGAATACAATTTTCCAACGCATCCATCACCATGTCTTCTCGATAGCTATATCCAACGAAATTCGGTTTATGCGAAAGGCCTTGAGATATTTTCAGAAGACTTTCACCAATATATTCTGAAATTCTAGGAGGATTTCCCACGTTCTTATTTCGAGCAAAGGCTTTAACCTCTCGCACGTACTCGACAACAGCCGTCGAAAAGTCTACATTGTTTACGTAATGCGGTCGTTCAGAGGGTTTAAGTTTCTTGATTGGAAGATCTTCGATAGTGTCAGCTTTCATATTCAGCTACTATAACACGTAACCATAACATGTACAACTTTATTCTTCAATTCGTAATGTCTGGTAATTATAGCCTTTACTTCTTTTCAGCACTCATTACAATAGATCCAGCTTTCAGCCATGGCCACGGTTAGTCAAGGCAAACTGGATTGAGAGATTGAAGGAAAGGGGAAACTGAAAAGGAAAGTATGAAGGCTGCGAGAAGAACCTCCTCGAGATTTACTGCCATCGATGCGATTTGTCTTGCTTCTCAATTTCATTGAAAAGCTTCGATTTTGCAGCACCGATCTGAGCCTCAGAAGTCTTGGCATGTGCTGTACATTGTTCTGAAATAATGTTATTATACTCCTCCGCCGACAGTAATTTCTGCAAATATGTCATGAGGAAATGTCGAGAATATTTAAATTTCTGATCAAAGCTAGCCTCCGATTCGGCAATAATGTCGCTCAATCGAATTTTCAAGAGTTCATTCAATTCCGGCATCCATGGAACACAGATCAATTGCATTTGAAGTTCAGCTGTCACCACCGGATAAAGCTGTAATGGCTTCTGCAAGAGTACTTGATTATTCTTAATATTGCGCTGGCTTTCTTCGGCTAAGATTAAAGAACCATCAATCATCCGATATAAACGGACTGGAAGAGATTGAATGTAATTATGCAGATCGTCTGTCATATAATATATTTATGAGATTGGAACATCGTGAACTTCAAAGTCAAATTTTTCCATGGTGTAAATCTTAGCACGTTCGATGCCATGACCGAGAGTGTAATTCTTATTTCCCTTGATGGAAAGATCGTCGGCGATATCATATACCGTCGTTGGCCGGTCATCCTCCGTCTTTCGAAGACCGCGTCCGATCGATTGAAGAACACGAATCTGAGATTTTGTTGGCGCGGCGAAAACGATATTATGAAGGTTTCGAATATTGACTCCAGTTGAAAATGTGCCGACGGAAGCGACGATGACGGCCCCATCTTCCTTTTCGACGAGTCCACGAATTCGTTCCCGCTCTTCCGTCTCAACTTCCCCGGAAACAAAATAAACCTTGCGCTTAGATCCGGCAAGTTTCTTCTTGATCATTTCAAATAACGGTTCGCCATGTTTCTCGACGAACTGATACAGAACCAGAGAATTCCCCTTCAAGTCCGCCGTCAGATTCAAGATGAATCGATTCCGCGGTTCATAGGCCGTCAGAAATTCCAACTCTTCTTGATAATCCGAAGCACGGTATTCTTTTCGCACGGCTTCCGGATACTTCAGAACGATCATATGAATCTTCAGATCTGCCAGAGTTCCAGAATCAATGAGTTCGGCCGTCGTCGTCACTTGAAAAACCGGACCAAAGCAACCTTCCAGCACCAGCCGATTAACCTTAGCATCTTCTCCACCCGGAAGAGTGCCAGTTGTTCCAATGCGAAACCATGCATTCTTGAGCCAGCTCATGATCTTCGTCAGTGATGCGGCTTTGAAAAGGTGGGCTTCATCGCCAAAGACGGCACCAAAGCTTTCGAACCACTTGGGGCCCATCGTAATCGCCGATTGCCAAGTAGTGATAATGACCGGTGCATCTGAATCTTTTTCTTGGCCAGAATAGATCATGTGCAAGTTTTTCTCCGCGCTAAACGTTTTATCACCGGCCGAATAATCCGTAAAGTCTTTGAACATCTGTTCGACCAACGCCGTAGTTGGAACAATGATAATGGCTTTGGCCGAAGATCCTTTGGTATTGTCTAAGTACCATCGTAAAAGTTGGTAGATGATCAACGATTTCCCAGAACCAGTCGGAGATACGAGCAGCGTCTTCTCATTTTCAATGCCATGGGCAATTGCTTCGGCTTGATAATCTCTTATCTCCAGATCTTCACCATCATTGCCGACGGCCGAATAAGCGGCCACAGACGACGCGGATTTAGCTTCTGACAGCTTTGGAAGCGTCAGCCCTGATGCCAGTGTCAGCTGATGATTCCGCGAGGAACAGAACTGAGCCAGCTGGTATAACAATCCACCAGGTAAAGACTGGTTTCGAAGATTGAAAATTCGAATTTTGCCATCCCAATGTTGATTCCGAAATGCCGGAGAGAACTTGTATCCAGGCGAGAAGAACGAAAAGAAGTCGGAAAGTTCCTGTAGGACTCCAGCATCCTCACATGTTATGCGAAGATGTGCCTCGTCAATCTTTGAAACTTGAATTGTTGTGCTCATGGTTTCCGAAGTACTCTTTTAATTGACTCATCGAGATTTAACTCGTCGCTCTCATCACCATCCGATGTGTCACCAAAGGCATAGGATAGAATTATCTTGGGTCGTGCATGGCA